ATGCCAAGTGTTACTCAATAAATACGGGCTAGATGAGGCAAGAGTGATAGTCAAAAGGTGGAAGGAAATCTATAATTCACCAACACCAAGATAGGTTCGCGTAGATTCCATCAAATTATCAACTGTGATTAGAAACCCTGTTGATTGGTTTGGTGGAATTTCGCAATTTATCCTTTTGCCAAATCTAGTGCAAGCATCTTTGAGGACTACAACTGGAACGATTAAAACTGTTCCCTCTAGGTTAAATGCCCAATGCGATGCCTTGGTAGCCAATAATCCAGATTGATACCAGCCCTGAGTATTGGTTGAATAGCAATAAATCTCAATGTATAAATTGCCTGTTTCTTTCCAGCGCCTATCGGTTTTGACCTCAACTGTTTCGACAAGGTGAGCCACATACTGCTCACCCGCTTGACCAAAACGAAAGTCTAAATCCCAATCTGAATTCTTCATAGTGTCCAAGGATTCGACTGCGTAAACGATAAAGGCGAAATTGGTTCGTGTACGGTTTTATTCTCGTACAGCGCTAGGAGAATTGCTTCAGCGCGGTCAGGTGAATGAACTCCTCGCTTCTTCATATCTACCTTGGATTCAATTAGGATACGACCAGACGAATCAGATTTGAATGTCGGTCCAGCCAACTGAGCCAATACTGGTCGGTCTACATCTAGGCGAATCTCTTGCTTCTCCTCTTTAGGTTGAAGCATTGAGCGGGTATTCCACCACATCTCGGCGCGTTGATTCTTGAACTTGGCTTGGTCTTTAGGTCGCTCTGCCACATTGACCCCAATAACGGTTGCCTTCAATTGGCGCTCTTTTACCCATCTATCCAACAGCGAAACAACTCCCCAGCCCACGCCAATCGTGTCAATCTTGACTCGTACCATATCTGGTACGGCTCTGCTCTTATGCTCTGCTACGGCTTTCTCAATCTCACCAATAATCACACCTGCGACATCAACGGCGTTCGCATTAGCCTTGCCAGATGAGCGATGCGTAATTGAAACTTTGTATCCATCTGCCTTTGCGATTACGAATTCATCTCCGCCATCGGATGCAATATCAACTCCGAGACGGATAACGCTAGATTCGAGATAATCTTCGTTCTGCGTTGCCTGTTCTGCCCAATGGTAAGGAATAACTTTTCCTGTTCCCGTTTGTGGGAATCGGGCATTTACACGGGCTTCAACGAATGGAGAATCTTCTCCGAATTCGCTGATTACATCATCCACCCAACTCTGGTCTACTAGGTGCGTAGCGACTGCGTGAGCCTCAACATGGGGTGGGCAACTACGACATTGACCAGTTTCCTCACCTGTGAAGTTAGGCGTTTCATAAGCCCCGATAGGGATATTTGTGTAGATAGGCGAATTGCAGATGCGCTCGAACCAAGTTTGCTCTTGGTCTGTCGGTGGGTTACCCAATACTAGGAGCCGTGTGTGTCCACCCGTCATAAGGGCTTCTAAGGCGCTACCAATCTTGTCCGAGATACCACCAGCCTCATCCACTACTACGAGCAGGTGAGGCGCGTGGATACCCTGAACTGCCGCTTCATTGTTATCGGCTGGTCGGAATCCATAAGCAACTACCGTATCCTCCATTTTCCATTCAGTCGTGAGGATTTCTCCAGGAAGTTGATTGGCAATATGAACTCGGCGGATGTTCGCCCACATAATGTTTCGAACCTGCTTGAATGTTGATGCTGTAGTGATAGCCATAGCGGTTCCAGGCGGGTGAACTGAAATCCACCAAGCAACGGCTCTTGCGGCTAAGTGAGACTTTCCTGGTGCGTGGCAAGCGGGAACTGTCGTTCTCTTATTGTGAATGATGGATTCGAGAATCTCGCGCTGTTTAGACCAAAGTGTTTCGCCTAGCCCATCTTCAATAAATCCAATTGGGTCATTCTCGTATCTAGCCCACGGGTTTTCTATCTCAGCATCAAGAATCACGCCTAGCGCATTTTTCTCGTCATCGGTAAGCGAGAGATAAATCTTTGTTCTCTCCTCTGGCGTGGCATTGAGAACTAGGTCTACTAGCCGTTCAGCCATTTCTACCTCTTTCGGATTGCTAAGACTTTCGCTATCTTATCTTCTAAATCGCCCATTTCAATCTGAACTTTAATTGCTTCCCCATTGGTTCCACCAATTTCGAATCTATCTGTTTTTCCGAACTCATCTGGTACTTGGCGCTCTAGCCACCAAGCCGCCGCTCTCCAATCGCCTTCATTGCCACTCTTGGCAATAACAGCAATCTTTTTAGCAATAGCCTCTGCTCTCGCCTGTTCAACTCGCTGTAAAAATTGTAGGAATATAACTTCAGTAGGATTATCTTTTGAGTTTGGCACTAGCGCTTGGCGTTCCCTTTCAGCCAATCCTCTAGCCATCCAGTTATAGAAAGTCTTTTCGGCTATCCCTGAAGCGGTAACTGCCTTTCGAACAGGTGTACCAATTCGGATGTAGTCAAGGAGGGTCTGCTCTTTAATCTCCTCAAGGAGCGCAGTAGGGCGACCCGCTGTTTTCTTTGCGGGTGCCTTTGCTGGCTCTTTCTTTGCTACTGCTGTTGCCATTAAAATTCCATCCCTATGTACCAAAATCCTAATTCAGCATAAAAGTTATACTTCGAGATAGTAAAACCTATAGCGAGTCCGCTAGTTTTGCCCCATACGAGCCAACGCTTGCCAATTTTTTTCTCCATTGGTTTATTCTACCCCCAAACCATTAGAACGGAAGTTCATCTGCTTTTATCTCCTCTTGGAGTGAAGCGAACTCAATCCTTGCTCTGGCTATCTCTACATATTCTGCTGACTGGTCAATACCAATAAAATCAAATCCCTCGTAGGCACAGGCTTTGCCAGTTGAACCCGAACCCATAAAAGGGTCTAGGACTATTCCCTGCGGTGGGGTTATCAGGCGAACTAGGTAACGCATCAACTCTGTTGGTTTAACTGTTGGATGATTATTGGCAGATGGTTGCGTTGAGAACTTATCTTCTACGCTTCCCTTGGCATTTCCCGCTGGCTTATCGCTTTGACCATTGAAAATCTTTGCCTTTTTCTCGAACTCATCCAGCCCTTCATTGCGGTCAGCCTTTGAAGTTTTGGCACAATAAAAGAAACGGGCGGCGGAGCCTGAATCAGAAAATCCATCTGCGGCGCTTTTGACTCCAGAAATCCCAACACTATTTTTTGAATCTCCACCTTTGCGGAACCCTGAGACCTTGCCACTTCCTGTCGCCTTAGTCTCTGGAAATGAATTTACAACTTCATCTGAGCCATCGTGAATGAAGTTGGCAGGGAAGCGACCATTGGCTGAGCCAGCCATTACTTCTTGCGCTTGCCAACTGTCATCGTTCATCATTCCAAGGGCTGTTTTACTCGCAGGTGAACGAGTATCCTCATTCCCAACTCTTGACCCATCAATATTTAATCCGCCAACTCCATAGGTCAGGACATTATTAGCAACTGTTCCCACAATCGGCTTACGAGCAAGAACTATCGGTTCGTGAGCAGGTTTAAGGGCTGTTCCCCATCCTTGCCATTGTTTTGCGGCATCAGTTGATGGTGCCGTTTCTAATTTCTCAGCCATCATAAATCCGCTATCGCTTGCCTTTGCTCTTGATGACGGTAGGACTCTCAGAACTTCGCGCTCTGCACCTGCGGCTTTATCAATCGCCTTACTTATGTCCAAAGACTTAGGAAATCCTGACCCGTATACCCACATAATCTGGTCGCGGATTTCAAATCCTGCATCTTCAATAGCAACTGCCATACGGTGATAAGTGCGAGAACCTGAGAAAGCAATCAGATGACCACCAGGTTTAAGAACTCGTAATGCCTCGCTCCACATCTCAACAGAATTAGCGATTCCCGTTGAATCCCAACTTTTACCCATAAAACCCAACTCATAAGGCGGGTCAGTAACGATGGAATCTACCGAGTTATCTGGCATCTCTTTCATAGCCAAAATGCAATCCGAGTTAATCAGTTTCATTCCTGCTCCTCTGTAGTACAGGCTTCTAAAGGTATCTGTAGCAATTCAGCGATGTCTGTCCAACCCTGAATAGCGTTAGCCCACGAATTCAAATCCTCGGTGTGAACTCGCATTGAATGATTGCCCACTCGGATATTGGTTCGACCTATTGGGTTATGTCCAGGCTTTGTCTTTCCCCCTGCAAGAATCTCAGCGACTTCATCTCTGGAGAATCCCGTTCCCTTGATACTCGTACTGGTCAGTAACTTATTAAGTTCTCCAGAGTCATAGGTGGCAAGGTCTGAGGTTCGGTTATCCACGATGAGAATTTTGATTTCCTCAATATCGTCTACCTCAATCCAATGGACAGCAATCTTTTCCCAGCCAAGTTGAACTGCCGCTTGAAGTGTGTGGTTTCCTGATACGCAATTCTTCGTAAGGCGATTGACCACGATTGGTCTGTACTGCCCCATAGTCGAGAGTGAATCAATAATGGCTCCAATATCACCCTCACGCGGATTAAGCGGGTGAGTGAGAATCTCGTTTACGGATACGGTTTCTACATCCTCGGGTGAACTCTCGGAGCGCTCCTCAATCCGTTCTGGCTTTTCCATTACGCGCTCTGGGAATCCTAGGCGCTGTTTAATCCCCGTGTTCGCTTTGCTCTTAGTCTTGCCGAACTCATTGTAAAGTTGTTCTTTCCACGCATCGTAAGCATCTTGCTCAACTGTAAATTTCCACGCCGCTATCTTCACCTCGGGGTCATCTTTAAGCGAACTGCCACCCACGGATTCTTTTTGGTCTCCAGAGATAAGGCGGTCTAAAGTCTCAACCTCTGATTGAGTAAATCCTGTTCCATCCAACTCAGGGAGCGCTTGCAACAGGCTCTTGAGAAGTGGCTCGTTATATCCAGCAAGGTCAGTTAAGCGGTTATCGGCTAAAACTATCTTCTTTGCCGTGTCCTCGTCTACTTCAACGAGAACTGCTTTTATCTTTTTCCAACCTAGTTTTTTTGCCGCCTTAAGCGTGTGATTGCCAGCGAGGACAAATTTCGTACTCGCTTGAACCACGATAGGGCGATATTGACCGTGAGCAGTAAGCGATGATGCAATGGCATCTATGTCTCCTCGTCTGGGGTTAGTTGGGTACGGGGTCAGCGAACTGATTGCCACGCTTTGAATGTTACCCGTCTGGATGTTTGCTTTCAAAGTATCTCTACCTCATCAAACATTGGGTTACTGTCCAGTATTCGGTTTTTAGCAATTTCAGCGTAGGCTGGATTCAACTCAGTACCGATGAAATTACAATTATTGCGGAGCGCTACGACTGCAACGGTACCGCTACCCGTGAACGGGTCAAGCGCTAGGGATGGAATAGATTCGGACTCAAGGCACTCGCAATCCTGTATCCAACCTAAAAGTTTTCTTGGCAAGGTTTCCATCGCCTTACTTTGTAATCTTGAAGGCTTGTTTCTACCAGGTATTACATTGAGCGTGTCTATTCTTACCTCAGAATTTTCCCGACTCCCGTATTCAATATCCCGAATGTACGGAGCGCGACAAATCGAACAGCATCCACCTTGAGGAACTCCTGCAAGTAGGCAAGGCTCAACTAAAGCCTCTGGCATTACTGCGAAGTGAGCGCCCTTAAATGGCTTGGTGTTGATGCTCCAGACTGACCTCTTGTTTTTTGTTTCGTAAGATTTAGTCAATCCAGTATGGGGAGTTAAACCTGAACCTTCATTATGGTATTTCCCGTTAGTTCTATCCCTTGTACCCCAGTCTTGAGCGGGTTCCTTAATCGCCTCGTTATCGTAAAAATACTTTGGGGATTTAGTTAGGAGAAAAACATATTCGTGGCTCTTTGTGCATCTGTCGCGCACAGACTCAGGCATAGGGTTTGGTTTAGACCAGATAATATCCTGTCGGAGATACCAACCATCGGCTTGAAGGGCTAAAGCAACTCGCCAAGGGATACCAACAAGGTCTTTATGTTTTAACCCAGCAGATTTTAGGTTCGCTGGATTGCGATTAGCCGCCTTACCAACCAAAGTTCCCTCGCCGTTACGCAATGAATCGGGAACTGCCTTGGAATCACGGGCTGAAGAATATGAATCTCCTATGTTTAGCCAAAGTGTGCCGTCATCTCGAAGAACTCTCCACACTTCACGAAAGACCGCAACCATTTGTGCTACATATTCGTCAGGTGTTTGCTCAAGCCCAATTTGTCCATCGTTGCCATAATCTCGAAGCCCCCAGTACGGGGGAGATGTGATACAGGTTTGAACTGAGCCTTCTTCTATTTGTCGTAGAGATGTTCTAACATCTCCCACAATAATTTGTGCCTTCATCGCTTCCTCTCTTAAGTAAAGGTTAAGACTTCTTAAGTAAAGGTTTAGAGCGCAGGTTTCGCTGGGCGACCTCTACGGCGGATTAAGTTTCCAGCCTCGTCATAAATTGGCTCACGGTCAATATCGTTACGGATAATTTTGTAAATCAACTGCTCTGATACTCCCATTGCTTCAGCAATCTCGCGGTAGGTAATACGCTGTTTACGGAGTCGCAAAATCAACTGCTTACGGCGCTTTCCTAAATCCTGAATCTGGACTTGATGCTCACGCATCGCATCTGTAATTATGCGAACTTCTTGAAGCCCACGACCATCCAATTGTTCAGCCGTCTGTACATCGCTCATTATTTCTCTCCTTCGAAAATATCTTCCCAATTGAACTCGTCATTGCTCGGATGAAACATCCGTCTATTCTGTTTAATCGCTTCCAACTCTGCGCTCATTTTCGCTTTGTGATAAGCGAGTGCATAAGCAATAAAGATAGGAGCGAATAATACAAGAGTAGTAAATAATCCTACTACCGTCAAAATTAAGTTCCAGTTCATCTTGCCCTCTCTTTCTTTGCCCCTCTGATGTAAAGCACTAAAGAATTTCTATCATTCTGTGGCGCTAGAAAAATCAAAGATTTCATGTATTTAGGTGAGTCATCTGGCAACACACCCGCATCTACAATTCCATCTATCGCCGCTTTTACTGCTGGATTACACGCCCCTACATCCTGAAGGCGACCTCCCTTTTGGTGAGGTTCGACTGTAACCGAAATCCATTCCATCTCTGGAATCTTCTCCGATTTTGCCAAGATGAGAAACGCGGAGCGCCAAGTCTTGACCAACTCAGCCCTCTCCCACCTATTGCCAGCGCGTTCACCATTGGTTGTCCAAGGGCGTTGCGCCAACTCAAGTCGGTAGACAAGTTGTTCGTGTTCATCGGTTCTGCATAGGCAATCCATGACTTAAAGATAAGGGTCACCTTTACTCCTGTCGAATTCCCATTTTTCTCCATCGTTGAAGATTCGCCACGCTTTATCGTTATCGTCAATGAATGGAATCTCCTCAGCCGAATCAACTCGGTAGAGCAAGAAACCTCGTTCTCGGGCTTTGTCTCTATTGGACTCAACCCATCCGTGGCATCCAGTTACCCCAGAGCCACAGAGCAAAATTAGATTCGCTGGAAAATGTAGGGCTTCATCCCTTGACCCGCCCATCTTTCGAGGAACTCGGTGATGGACTGACCAGCCGAACATATCGCCCATACCACCGCACTTTTCGCATCGGTAATTGGCTCGGTAAAAAACTTGGAAGCGAACTTCATCTCCTACTTTGAGTTTAGGTTTTGCCATTGGAGTCTCGCGTTCGATAGAGATTCTGTGCAACCAGAGCAGAGATGTTCGCTCGTCTGTAACGCCGTAATCGTAG